CCAAGTACCTCTCCTTGTTGAACAGATACTTGAAAAAATATCTCAGCCGTTTCCAAAAAGAATCGTGATAGGGACTTGTGAACTGCGCCGACATTTCCGTGTAGTTGACTTCCTTCCCGAAGTCCCAAAAATCGAACACGAGAAGATGGTCAGGGCTAGTACACGAACACTCAATATAAAACCTATCCTTTGCTACTTTACTTTTCAAACTAATTACTCCTTAGACACACCCGCCGCAACATCCCCAAGGAATTTCTGCGTTGATTGCGTCCAAAACTTCTTCTTTCAAATCTTCGGGAAAATCTTTAGGCCACTCAGAAATAGACCACTCGCCACTCGTAACATTTTCTTGCCAATCTTCATCGAACGAAACAGAGCCGCCGCTCGACAAGGAGTAGTCAGGAAAAGTCCATTCCCGTTTCCCTATTTTAACGACTAACGTTCCTGAACACAGATTCGGATACTCGCCATCGTAAGTTATTTTGATATCTTTTCCCATTCTTTAATTATACCATACTTGGTTATAATTTCTTCCTCTTTTTATGTATTCTCAGCATCCAAAAAATAAAATAACCAATAAGAAAAACTCCCCAACCGAATAAAAGTTCACGTGGTGTCATTCAATTTAACCCCAAACTTCGTGCGATTCGTGGATGGATTCAACTCCATCGTAATCGTCAATTGAATATCGTGCGCCATCAGGAATATCGACAACCCTGAGTTTTGCTGCCCAACCGTTTGCCTTATTGCCCAATTTCTCAACGACTGCAACTAGGTCGGGGTCAGTCCTGTCGATATTACCGTAGTAAAAAAAATCTTTGTTGCTAGGGTATTTCTTTGTGGTCTTGCCTAAGTCTTTCGTAGAACAAAAAACACCCATCTCTGAGTTTTCTTTGTTTATCTTATCAAGTCGTGTGTACTCATTCTTGCCGTCTCTGTGTTCGTACTGGGTCTGTTCGTAGAAGAAGGCTTTCTTGCCTTTCCTTTTCAAGTACTCCTTCTGAGCCGCCAAAGACAACCCAAAGCCGCCGTAGCATTTGTTGATAACTATTTTCATTTTACTCTCCTTATCACGTAACATCACACCCGTGTAATTTTTCCCACAGCGTGATTTGGTCTTGGTTTTGCGGATAATTTCTTTTCAGCAACATCCTTACAGCGGGGTATATTTCTAGAACCATTTTCGCATCTTTCAGAAGTTGGCTTATGCCATTCAACTCGGCATAGTTACTGAGTTGGGCATACACATCATCGGTAGATGGTCTGCCGTCATCGGGACTAGGCATTATAACCCTACCTGCGGCATCATAACTCCAAACTGTATAAGTCATTAAGTCTTTATCTCAGGCTTCAAGTACAGGTGAATCCCCTCGGAATCCATTTCCAAGAAAATTCTAGTTCCCTTTCTGAAGCCGCTCTTCCTGTTCTGAATCCAATTGTTGAAGGCTCTGTTTAACACGTTCACCAACGACAAGGTGTATTCAAGTATTTCGCCGTGCGTGAAAAAGATAATCAGGTCGTCTGGGTCGATATTTAACAGGGTGTTGATGAAGTCGTAGATGTCGGCGTAAGAAAACAGTTCCCTCTTTGTCGTGTCGATTTTCTTCGTTACGAAAAAGTTTTGATAGACCTCTTCGAACTGTTCGTTCACGAGCGTCTTGATGTTCTCAATCCCAAAGATGTTCTCTAGGACGAACTCACTTTCGCCTAGGTTGACCTGTCGCTTGGTCTTGGCGTAGAAACTACGCAATTGAGAACTGAGTCCTTCTTTATTCATTAAAACTGCTCTTCCTCGTCAATGTGGTTCCACCCACGATTCAACCCCAAGTCATATTCATCTTGAATCACCTGTTCGGCATCGGACTTCAGTTCATCCAACAGGATGAGAGCATCATCCACGTTGACATCGTTCGAATCACCTAGACCATCCACAATCTCACGAATTTTGTCAATCTTGTCGTAAAATTCTTCCTTGGTCATGCTCATTTAAGCCCCCTATCTTTTCTTCGTTAAACATCTGCTATCAAAGACAGCAGAAAAATTTCCATTATCCGATACCCAAGAACAAAGAAGTCTAGTCCCTCCCTCAAAGGAAACGATGGTCATGTCTGGGCCGCCGCTGTTTAAAACTACAACGTCTCCAATCTTAAATTCGATTTTTTCATCACTCATTTTATTTCTCCTCTACTTTTACTAAGAATATACGCTTGGAGAAGCCGCCACGTTCAGCCAACTTTTTCTGCCTGAGTGCTTCTATCTCGGCAAGCGTGATGTTTCTGACCTTTGCCAACTCCAACAGTATCTCTAGGATGTCTGCGAGTTCTTCGGGGTTTTTGCTCTCCAAGTATTCCCCTGATTCCTCTTGGAGTTTCAGTATCAATTCGTTCTCAAAATCCTGTTCAGGAAAAATGTAAAATTCAGGTTCCTGTTCATTCGCCACAATCATGTCGGGGATGTTGTCCCTGACTAACTTTTTATAGATTCTTTTGCGTTTCATTTTGGTATTTCCTTACAACTAAATTATATCATACAGCGTTATAAAAAAGATAAATAGACATGAGGAGATAGGGATGCCTGTATACAATTTCAAAGGAAGGGGAAGAAGAGGTTATTCGGGAGCCAATCCTGTAGCAATTGGAAATGAAGTATTTGCTCAATCAACATTTACTCCCGCATATGACCTTTGGGTGATTACTCCTGATTGTGATTTTTCTTTTGTTGATAATAAATTGGTTTATACAGATTCTAACGGATGGGGAGAAGTATCACAAAATAAAACAGATTTTCTTAGCCCATATACAGATGGACAACAATATAGATTTGAATGGGTTCTCCAAAATGTTTCTAATGTAGAGAATTTACACGCAGAAATAGATGATGCCAATTATGAAAAATTAGCAGATTTGCAAATTGTGAATGGTCGTAGTAGTGTTCTTTTTACAGCAAATTCTGACGATGCAACATTATATATCTATGTAGAGAATGGCGATAGTGGTGGTTCATTTGAAATACTCAGTATGAGTTTGAAATCATATGAAGAGGCTCCACAAGGGGAATCAGGGTACAGCGGAGTAGCCGCAGGAAACGCCCCTGAATATTGTGAGCAAGTCCATCATACACATCCTGAAATATTGGTTGCTGATTTCAATACATTATTAGATGAACTTAGAGAAAAAGGATGGATGGAGGAAGGGGAATGATAATAAATACTAAACCTCCCGAAGTAGGAGAAAGCGGGTATTCGGGAATAGGGGAAGAAGGTTATTCAGGAAAATCAGGAGAGTCATTTATATGGGTTGATTATATTGGGGATGGTCATATTCCTTTTGAATCAACAACATCTGAAAATATTGATTCCAATTTTCTTGATTTGGAAGATGCTCTACAGGATTCTAGAATTATGCAACCTCCCATTTGTGGAGTACATAATGCTAGTGATAATATAATATTGGGTCCATGTATTCTCCATATTCCAAGTTAATAATTATGGCAATTAATCAATCAATTATTTATTCTAGGTGTGGTAGTCAAGGATATTCAGGACAACCAAATGTTGATGCGCCTGGGTTATCAGGATATTCAGGGCGGTCAGGGGTTTTCATTCCAATTCCATATATTGCTGACGCAACAGAAGAAGATGTTGTTGAAAAATTCAATCTGTTGGTTCAATATCTTTTGGAAAGGGGTTGGATATATTATCAAATACCACCCTAAACAATAAATAAATACAGGAGAACAAAATGGTAGAAAAATTTAGATACTTCGAAAGGCAGTATCTTCAGAACATCACGATTACGGATATGGCCTGGACTACTTTAAACTTTGGGTCAATGGCTTGTCGGGCAACGGGACTTTATGATGAAAGTAACGTGGCAAACCCTGGATGGGAGCAAATCCTACCGTGGCGTGAGTCCATTTACCTGAAGAATCAGGGCATTGGTAATGACAATACGACTGATTGCCAAATCGAAATCTTCTTCAACGCCTACGTTATCAACAAGTTCAAATCGATAGGTTGTGGAACAGCCGCAATTGCCGCCGCAACTGCCTATGGATTGGGCTACGATACGGTTACAGGGCTTTTCACCCTCAATACGGGTGGTGCATTTACTCCGACCACAGGGGCAACCCCAAATCATATGTACCTAGAGATGATGCCCTTCGGTCCGCAGGACATGAATATTTCCGACCACTCCTATCTCAATGCAGTTCTTACGGACGTAACGTTTGTGGGTGGTAACGTCTACACCTTCGATATTGCAACTCAGGTCTTGCCGTATACGGGTGCGGAACAAATCAAGGAAATGCTCATCAGGAACCTAACGCTTCCTTACGAGAACAATCGCAGTTTTCATCCACCGACATTCTATCAATACAGCACCAATAACCCTGGCCGAAACAGGGGAATCATTCTTGAAACAGGTGAGAGTTATTCAGGAGACTTGACCTACGATGTTTGTGTTTGGTGGCGTGGCATAGCATCAGCAGATATGGGAGCAACACTAGTCATTCAGCAATTGGCATAAGGCGGTGTAAAATGATACTTTCAGAAGGCGTAATTATCGCAACGTTGTTTACAATGGCTTTCACCACGTTTATGCGGTGGTTGAAGGATAACGTCATCAAGAATCCGAAAGTCAAACTCTACATCCCGAACGGGTTTTTACTTTCTCTTATTTTCGGCCTAGCCTCTTTGCCTGTCCTAATTCACTTTAATCTTTTGGGTGAACTGAAGGAACCTCTTTGGGAGTTCTTGGGGGCGTGGATTGTGATTGTCGGGTTATCGGGTGGTGGCAAGATTGCGGGTCAACGCCTACTCATCTTTGTGAAGGCTTTGCTCTCGGACAAACAGACCCAAGTTGCTCAGGCTGAGGAAGAGTTGAAGGTCTTGGAAAGCCAATTGAAGAGCAAGAAAGAGAAAATAAAGGCTCTTAATTCTTAGACCGAAAGCGGCTTCAGAATCCTGTCGAACACAATCATCAATTTCTCGTCAGGGTAAACCCTCTGCTTGAAGTCCTTGATAATCGGTTTGTCGAGTTTAGCGACCTGTTTCTTGTACACGTTGAAATTGAGGTCGCTCGTGGTGGCTCGGACGTAGTAGAAAATGGTCGTGTCCTCGTTCTTCCTGTACATCACGAACTGGCCCCACTCATCGTACTCTAGGCGATTCCTCAGCCTAGGGAACTTGTAGAGGGCGTAGCGGTACAGTTTTTCGATGTTCGGCTGAGTATCCTTGAATTTAAACTTCCTCATTATTCACTCCAAATCTTTTTACCCAATTTCATACAGACCCAATCGGGAGAGGAATCGTAGGCAACTACCTCGGCTTCCTTGCCGTTACTACACTCACCATTGGAGCAAATGTAGAAAATCGTCTTATTTGTCGGGTTAAAACTGTGCTTGACAGGATGCCCACAAAATTCACAAACTAGGCTTTTATCGGTCTTAAATTCCATCTCGCTCCCCCTCGTCCTCTTTCTCTTCCCTGCGGAAGATGCTCTGCCGATACACGTTTAATTGCTTGCTGAAGGACTTTCTGAAGGCAGTCTCGGATTTGTACCCTAGATGCCTCAAAATGGCCTTCCTTGCCCCCTCTGGGACGCAGAAAAAGACTTTTAGATAGTCCTTGGGGGGCTTGCTCGTGTTCTGTAGAATCCATCTGTAGGCCTCAAAATCGGCCTCTTCGGGCTTGTAGTGATACGCCTCTGTCAGCGTAGCCCTGAGCCTATTGTAGAACCGTTCAAGAATCTCAGGCTCGTCTTGCTCAAATTTTATCGGGGTTTTACCCATTTTGGTCTCCTTTTAAATGAACCAATACTAGTTTCATCTTATATCCTATCACATTAAAATGCGCTTGTCAAGAGGTTCCTGACCTTTGAGCCAAGACGGGGGATATTCCTCGTGTAATCTCATCTTGGTGTACAGCGGAATCATCTTGAAATAGATACCCATTTCGTCTAGGGTCGCTCTCATCAGGAACCAATGGATGATGTCCCCAATGAGTTTCTGCTTCCTCTTAGCCAAGTATCGTTTAACCTTACTCACTTTTATCACCGCTCAAATACCTAGCCTTGAACTCCCTGATGGCCTTGTTCGCCTGTTCGGTGGCCTTAGCGAAGGCCACAGTCGCACCAACGAACTCACCCCTGCGCCACCCTAAGAAATATCCCGCAGCGAACACAGGAAGAATGAACCAAATTGAAATCATTTTTCTTCTCCTTTTAACGAACCGTCCAAGCCTTCTTGAACACGTCCACTACGGTCTGTAACTCGTCCTTGTTGCCGAAAACCTTGTTGACAACGGCGATGGCTTCGCTAGCGGTAGCAACCCTAGCCGTCTTATTGCCGAAGAACTCCACGTTAATCGTCAGGTTCTCGACATCATCGGTAGAGGTGCTGATATCCAAAAATTCGATACTGCGGTAATTATCCTTGCCGAAAATAACCCTGAAGGGCTTGTCGGAAAAGTCAAGGGCGTTGCCGTCAAGGTACTCCACGTCAACGTGAGGGATGATGTTGGCGGTGATGAAATCCTTCAGTTCCTTTTCCTGTTCCTTGTTGTTCGCCGCCCGACCTTTCAGAGCCTTGAAATCTTCGATTTTGGCAGCGTAGCGGTTGGTGTTCTCTTCTAACGCCTTGGCAGTCATTTCAGCGAAAGAGGTCTCCCGCATCGACTTGAACGATTTGACATCGCTCTTGCGAAGACGTCCCTCGCCGTTAGCAAGGCCGATTTTCTTGATGCAAAGGTTCTTCTCGTAGTGCCTGTTCCAGCGGCTTTCCCTGTCTAGCACTTTGGTACTCGTCATCCACGCTAAGGTGATTTTCTTCCAATCCTGCTTGTTCAGCGTGGGGACAGGCACGTTCTCGGTGTTGTTGACAAGGACGTACTCAATCGTCAGGTCTCCGCTCCCGTTGTTGTCGTGGACTTCGTAGTTCTCGGCGGCGATGTAGAAAGGGATATTCCTAAGAGTCAGTAATTCTTCGAAATAGGTCTTGTAAGACTTGAAGATGTTCAGGACAACCTTTTCGAAATTATCCTTTTCGTTCTGACGGGAACTGCCGTAGTACTCCAACTTCGCAGGGTCAGTCCAATGATGGAGAGCCTTGGTCAGTTTGATTTTGCCGTTCAGTTTGTTGCGCAGGGCTTTGAAGGTCATTTTCTTTTCCTTTTCGGGATTGACCTTCTTCTCACGGGGCTTGCGCTCCTTCTTGGCCTTCTTCGCCCTCTTGGTCTTGGCAGTCGGCTCCTTCGGTTCGGGGGTTTCTTCGCCGCCCTCGCCGTTGTAGAAGAAAACGTACAGGTTGCTCGTGTACTTTCTCAGGCTTTTCAAAGCCCAAGTCGGCACGTAAGACCGCACAAAGTCATCGTCATTCAACATCAGGCCGATGACGTGATTGCCAAAGTTAAACTTGTTGGCCTTGTCAGCCCACACACGATGCCTCTTTGTCAGAGGAAACGTGCTGTAGCCGTCCTTCATCCAAGTGTTCCCACTCGGAACCTCAATCGTGGTCTCGTCAGCCCCGTTCGCCGTATAACGCATAAACTTAACTTTTATCATACTAATATATTACCACATTTTGAGGGGCTTGTCAAGTCCTAGGAAGATTTTACTGCAATTTTTTTAGGCCGAAAAAGGCTGTCGTAAAGCCTAAAGACCCCAAAATGAAGGCAAAAGCGATTAAAAAATACTTGGAAAAGAGGAAAATCAGCCCGATTGAGCCGAAAAATACGCCAAAAAAGGCGCAAAACCATTTCAAAATACCCATACCTAGACTATATCACAATTTGATAGGGTTGTCAAGCCCTTCTTACTTTTTCGGAAAGTGCTTCTTGTAGTCCTTCCACTCGTGAACAAAAATAACAGGAACCGCAATCACCGCTATTCCTATCATCACCGTTCTTTCACTTAATTTGAAATAAAATTCACAGGTAGCCGCCGCAATCGCTAGGACAACGGGCATTATCATAAAATCACGAATGTCCCGCCAATCGTAGGTCTTTCGGAACCAAGCCCAAAACCTTTTAAAACTGAGCCACGCCCAAAATCTTTTTATCAGGCCTTCGCTTCCGCACTCTTCTTCAATCGCCTTAAAATCCCGATGACCAATGGGCAACATCAGGACGGCAGTTACGTACAGGAGCGTCCACCCCAAAGATACGTTCAGGGCGGCACAGACGAACACGGTCAAAATTCCCGACAAAAACAAAATCTCGTTCCAAAAGTTCTTCATTTTCACTCCTACCTTAATTCTACCACATCTCGTAACGAATTAGTGAATATTTAATTAGCCACAACTCGAAACCCGTTAGAAACCCCACTTAAATCTAAAAAAGAAAAAGTCGAGCCGAAGGCGAGACCGCCGAAGGCGGGAAGCGGGGTTCGAACTTTCCGAAGGAAGGTAGACTTCTAACTTCCCATTTCTTTTTCTTTCTTTTCGGAGCCGCTGAACGGCTGACTCGTTAGAACCCCTTTTAAAAATTTTTCTAAAACTTACAACAAGTCAAAAGGAGTTAGGAATCAACAAGCAGACTTCAACAATTAGGGTAACGGGCCAAAAATAAGGCGTTTCTCGTGTTCGTGGACGCAAAAACAATCCACAGGGGCTTCGATTCACCAACCTGACAAACCGACTGCTCCTTTCGCCAAATTGACACGCCTGAGTAGGCTTGCTTAGTTCCTCACTCCTTCGGTGTGTCTTTTCGGGCTTTAATTACTTGTTAGTTTTTTGTGTAATTCTGCGAATTTTCCTAATTGCTTACTAGTATTTATTTTTTTAGAATTTTTCCTCAGTACGTTTTCTTTGTTTATCTTTCTTACTTTTTCCAATTTCTTTTCTGTCTCTGCCAAACTCAGGAACCTGAAAATCGCACCTACTGCGTAGGGGTTGACTAGGTAGAGGTTCGACAGTTGCGCCGCGCCTTTGTTGCGGAAGTCCTTGCGGATTCCCAATCGGCGTTCGACTGCGACCTGTTCCCGTTGTTTGATTTTGAACCGCTCTTCGATGTCCGCACGGGACGGGTTCCTCTCCAACGACAGGTAGTACTCGTAGAAGGGGTCGAACAGTTCCAACTTCCTCTGCTTGATGTACTCCAAGAGGTACGTTAGGTTGACTTCGACAACCTTCCATGAAGTCTCGCTCAGGACTGCCTGATTCTTCTGAGCCAACTCCCTGACCTTTTGTAGTTCGGTGGTCTGTTCCAAAGTGCCGACTAGTTCCATCTGTTTCAGCGTTGCTAGGTGCTTGTCGAACCAAATTCTCAGGTTGTCGTACTCGCTCATCTTTTCTCGGTTGAACGTTACCGCTCTGCCTATCAGGTAGGTCAGGAGCAGTCCCCCTGCGTCCTCTTGGGTCGCAAGGACATCCAACACGTATTTTATCACACTCAGTTTTATTTTTGGCTTGACGTGGGTTTTGTTGTACACTTTCTCGTAGATTTTGTACTGCCACTCGTCCAATTTCTTCTTGCTCCCATCGTTCTTGATGGGCGGCAGTTCCTTCACGACAGAGTGCTTGACGAAGTGCTTGTACAGGTACGAACCCACACGGATTCCCTTGTCGTACTTTTCGGAGTACGGCTCGTAGGTGATGCCGTCTTCATCGTAGCCCGTGATGTCGGTGTGGCAGAGTTGCACGTTCACTCCGTTGTTGTAGAAAGAACACCACTCGCGCATCTTGCACGTGCTTTCGCAGGGCAAGGCCTTTTGAATTTCCTTGTGTTCCCTGTTCCACTCTTGATGCTCCCGACTGCCTACCCAAGTAGGCTCGGATTGCCTGTGCTGAAAGACAGCCCAAGTCCCTTTCAGGATTTTTTCCAAAGGTGTCCTTCCGAAGCAGAGGCGTTCGGAATCGGGGTGGAATTTCTTCGGCGGTTTAATTGTTTCGTTTGCTTGAATCTCTTTGAGTTTCTCGGAAAAATAATCTAAACTTATTGCCTCAAAAAAATCACACTTGTTAAACCGCCCTTCGACTGAACAAATCTCGCACTCGTGCTTGATAAGTTGAAGGTCGGAGCAGTACGGTCTGAAGCAAGCCCGTTTGACCTTGCGCAGTTGCGGCAAGAGCGGCTTGTTCTTGTCTAACAAAAAATCAAAACTTTGTTTAATTCGCACCACTTACAGTATACCACACCCTGTTACAAAATTAGAAACTAGGGTCTTGGTAGTAGCGGTAACGCCCGATGTAGACGGGTGAGCCTTCTGAGAAGTACCTTCCCCGCTTGGGTGCGTAGTTGGCCTTTATCGTTCTGCCGTTCTCGTCAGGGGTGATTATCCAATTCTGATTGTTGTAGAAATCGAATTTGGGCCCGCGTTTGCAATCGCAAGCCTGAAGGACGATTTGCCGCCCACCCTTCCACACTTCAATCACGGTGTAAGGGTAGGAATCCGACCCGACTTGTAGCGTGGCAGGGTCTCCCTCTTTGGCAAAATTGATGTCTTCGGCTAGTCGGAATTTCATCTTTCTGTTTTTCTGATAGTTCTGTCGTAAAGAAACTCTAATTCACCATTCACTCTTTCAATAAATTTTTCAAGTTCTTCTTTGAGAGTTAACAGATAATCTTCAGTAAAGTTTTTTGCGTCTTCGGGAGCCAACCAACCATGTCTAGCCCTGTTGACCCGTGCTACAGCATCATCAGCAGTAAGTTTATCCCCTTCAAAATCAATTCCTGCTTCTTTGTAATCTGCTCGTAAGCCAGGTAGAGCCTCTTTCAATGCCTTCTGCTCTTTTACCGTCCCGTATTTCTTGATATCCTCTTTACTTAGTTTCATCTTTGGCCTCCACGTGTAATTTCTCTTGAACCAACTTAGCCTTCTCTCGTGTCCCCATCCCTTCTGCAAACCACCCTTCTCCTTCTTCGCCTGTTGCGCTGTCGTAAGATGTAACGTCTGCGTCAAAGTCGAAACTGAATCCCGCCTTCTTCGCCAAGTTCTTCAGTTCCCGCACGAACACTCCGTACTTCTTCCAAGGAAAGCCTTCGACTTTCACGACAACGTGGCCTCCGTATCCGAAAGGGTCTCCCCACGTCTTCGCTCTCAGGCTCCAATCGCTCACTCCTGTGAGCCGTTCCAAAAATTCCCTCGCTTTTATCTTTACGTCTCTGACGAAAGATTCTTTTAGAAATTCCTTCTCTTCGTCTGTTGCGTACTTCTTAACGTCTTCGTCAGCAAAGTAACGATTCTTGGCCTTGACAATCCGCATTGGTATCGCAGTCATTTTCACGTCCCGCTTCAACTGACAGGGTTTGCAGTTCGTATCTGCTTCCACTTCTTTTACTTTTCCGCAAGTAGCGCAAAGGTGCTTAGGTAGTTTTTTGATTTTTGTAAATTTCATCTTAGTCCACTCCTAATCCCAACTCTTTCAGGTAGTCGTTAAACTCCAAAGGCCTGTTGTACTTCTTCTTGTTTACCTTCAACCACCGCTTGTAGTCGTTGTCGATTTCATCCTTCTCTTGTTGGGATAGTTTTGAGATTCCGAACTGCTTCAACTTGTTTATCGTAGCATCGAAGTCTTCGAAAATAATCACTAGTTTCATTTAACTGTCTCTAAGATTGTGATGGCGTTGTACAAGTGGTCCATCGCTCTCTTTATTTCTGAGTTAAACTCCCCCGCATCATCAGGGTTCAAGCCGTACTCGTTATCCTCTATCGAAGAATCAAATGAGACTTGTTCGATGGGATGATAAGCCGCCCAAAGGCTGTTCAAGGTTTTGGAGGTTACTGGGTTTGAAGATAAAATTTCTGCTACTTTTAGTTTCATTGTCTACTCCTCTATCTTTTATTTAGGGTTGGAGTAGAGGGGTTTTCTTTTCTTTTCCGATTTCTTTCTGCTAAGTCAGGTCTCTTTTTACCAAATTGAGGATTGTTGATTCCACTAAATTGAGGACATTTTTTTCCTTTGTTCCAAGGAATTTGTGAACCCTTCTTTCCTTTATTCCAAGGAAGGATTTTTCTGAGTTTTCTTGTTTCAGATATTTTTTGTTTTTGTTCCTCTGTTTTTGGAACACCTTTAAGACGTTTACTTACTTTTTCAGCGAATCCAAGGGGTTTCGGTTTTCTTAATTTTTCCAAAACTTCTTCAGTTGGGATGTATCCAATTAAACCATCACCACCCTTTGTCAAATTCCAACCACTAGGCCAAAGGGTTTCTAATTCCTTCACCCAAAAAATTTCTCTTTCTTTTAGAAGGGTTAAAATTTTTTTCTTTTCACCAAAGTGTGTTTCAATTACTAAAAAATCTTTAGGTTTGAAATATTTTTTTAGTGACCTGTGAAAATAAAGTTCTTTGTCTTCTCTAAAGTGTCTTTTAAATCTTCTTTTTAGTTGAGTGGTGTATCCTACGTATCCTCTACCGTTGATTGCAAAAACGTAAATAAATCCCCAAGTAAAATTTGATTTCAAATCAAACCCCTACTTTAATTTTATCACACTTTGAGAGTAATTTGATAAATTTTAACCAAATTATTTTTTTAAATTAAAACTACCAAAGAGGAAATTTTGCCTAGAAAATACAGTCCTGTCCACCAACTTTACAATCCCGTCATCAGCACTTAACACAAATCCTTCCGGTCCAGTTAGTTCTTGCCCGAAGAAGGTGGCTCCCAACTTGGACTGTACTTTACCGAACACTCGCAAAAATATCTTCTTGATTTCCAAGGCGGTAAGATATGCCTTCAAGAAATTTCTGAAGGAAGGACTCTCTATCTCTTCTTGTACCTTGTAGTATTTCTCTTCCACAGCGTCTTGTCCCTTCTTCGTTTTCTTCTTCACCATCTCGGTGTTCATATCCTGTTGTATCCAAGAGTTAAATCCTTCCCAACTGACAGGCCAATTCTCCCTAATCATGGCGTTGACAAATCGGGCGAACAACTGCTTGGTGAAAGGTGATGGACTCTTGTAACTCGTCTTTTCCAACTCCGCTAACAAGTCCTCAATTTTCTTGATGTCCTCTTCAGCAACTTCCAATTTGATTTGCGGGTGGAACGGGTGGGTCATAAACAACCCCTGTACGTCCTCAGCCTGTTTAACCAAGTTGTAAATCACTTGCGGGTTACGTACTTGGGTGAGTTTCAGGCTTTCATCATCCTTTTCGATTTTGTAAATCGTGTGAACGACAAGACCGAACTCTGAACTTGCGACCTTTTTGTAGAGTTCGGAGTTAGAGTCAATCGCAACGGCGTACATCAGAACGTTGGGCGTAAAGGTCAGGTAGTCCTTGCCTTTGATTCTCTGCTTGCGCACGTCCTCACGGGTGAACAACACGTCCCCTTGGAAAGCATAATTATTGAGATTTAACCCCTTTAAATAAATGAGGGCGGCTTCTAGTTTAATTTGTAATCCCTCTTTATCAAATAAATTTCTAATTTCTTTACTAGAGTGCGCAATTTTTTGTGTTTTAGAACCAATACTTTTGGTACTAACACCAAACTCCCCGTTGCGTGGGTCGTTTAAAAAGAACAGAGCGGGTGCGCCGTCAATCTTCTCGACTACGAGCGTATCGTCTGCACCTTCGTGCTGTCTAGCGATTCTTAACAGGTTCTTGATGACGTTGACGAACTGAACTTTCCCGTCAAGCACCAAGTCCTCTAGGTGGGTCAAGTGTTTTATCACGCCGCTGTCTTCCAACAGCAATTCTTCTTTTCTCTCTAGAAGGATGCCAACGATATTTTCGATGGCCTTCAAACGAGCATCTTCAAACAGCCAAAACATTATTTTTCCTCCAAGTAGTGTCCTGTCCAACCTTTGTAATTATTTCCCTTTCGATTACCACGAAGAACTTCGCAAATTCCAGCAGGGTTTAAACCGTGTTCTTTACAAAAAGGCCCGTAACAAGACAGGTTAAAAATTTCACCTTTTGGAGAAATTAGAACAACTGCTTTTGCTCTAGGATTTTTTTCTCCTCTCACCTCACCCGTTTCTTTTCTTTCTTTGTTCAATTTTGTTCGTTTTGGACTTTTCTTACCAAAATTGGGATTGTTTTCACCACTTAGGTCTCTTTTTTTGTTCTGTTTTACTAGGTCGGGTCTTTTGAGGCCAACAACTCCTCCACCACCTTTTGTTAAGTTCCAACCCTTCTTTTGTTCAGGGTCAAAAGTGTCTAATTTTTTAGTCCAAAAAATTTCTCTTTCGTCTAAAAGTTTTTTAAAATCAAGATTGTTTTTTTCTTCTCTTTTGTGAACTTCTAAAATCTTGAAAGAACTTTCAGGGTCAGAAAAGTGTTTTCGTAAAGAGTTGTGAAAGTAGGGGTTCCATTTTTCTTCTTTGAAGTGTCTTTTGAATCTTCTTTTTAAATCAACAGTCCATCCTACGTAGCCTTTATTGTTGACGTTGAAAAGATAAATAAATCCCCAATCAGAAATTTTTAAACCACCCCTACTCTTAATTGTATCACAATTTGAAGTGTTTGGGGTGTGCATTTTTCTACCCGATTCTGATTCTAAATTCTTCGTAACCTACGTGATTGTTAGAGTCTCTTGCGGTGAGTGTTACGTTGTAAAGCCCTGAGACCCCTGCGGAGTAGCCGCTACTTCCCGACCAACCTGAGTAGATGATGGGACCGCCAGGCAGAGGGTTATTGTAGGCAGAGTAGGTTGACCACCCCGATGTGCCTGAGTAGCCCAATCTCGTGTCCCAAAAGTAACGGTACTTTTGGTTGCCAATCTCTTCCATCGTAATACCTGAAATAGCATAGGCGTTTGAGACGCTACTACGGATATCGATGTTCACATCGGAGATAGAGGTGTCAACGCCTTCCAACTCAACGTCAATCACGACTGTCTCATTCATTCGAAATGTATTGCCTGCCATATTAACCCCCTAGAATTTACTGTAACTCAATCCCGTCAGCCTGACGGCAAACCGAATTGATGGTCTAGCCGTGATTTGACAGACCCATAAGGACTTGACCCTGACGGCGATTCGGATTGCGGCTCGTGTTGTTATTCTCATTCTGTGTTCCTTCTACCTCTATTTATTATTCATAGACAACAGTAATTCTAGTTCCCGCACCCGTTGTTGTTATTGTCAACCCGTCATAAAAATCCAACTCAAAATCTATATTTCCTGTTGTTGCTGTCAGGTCTATCGTGGCGAATGTATTTGTTGCCGTTACAGCGTCATATAATACCAAAGTTCCCTGATTGTCTCCATTTATCACCCTATGTAATGTCCCCGCGCCGTTCTTCAATACCAATCCTGTTACTGCGCCCGACTGATATTTCCAAGCAGGGCTTGCAGTCATTTTACCGATTCGATTGATTGTGGATGAACGAGCATACATCAGATTGGCTACTGTATTGCCCCCTGTGTTTACGTTTTGTAATCCCACGTTTAGCGTGAGAGAATTTGTCAAAGTAGCACTACTTCCTGAAAAAGTATGAAGCGTTCTGCCGTCAACCATAAAAATCGCTTTGCTGTTCGTGTAAAGGATTTCATAAGTGTGATTGACTGTATCTAAAATATAATCAGAACCCAACACGCCATTGAAACTTCCGCTGTAAATAATGTTGGCATCACTTGCCCCTTTACGGCAAACCACGGCAAAGTTTGTTCCGTCCCATTCAAAGAAGAAACCATCATTCGTATCAAATGCTCCCCAACGTCTTAGGTTTGCTCCTGTGATGGCAGGGCATTGAACTTGGCCTCTGTAGTAGTTTGGACAACTTGGAATGTATCTCGCCTTTCGAGCAGATTGCACCAAGATATTTCCGTTTGCCGTAGGGGTTCCTGTTGTCAACGTAAGTATGTTGGTAGCAACTGTGCCATCAGCATTTCCCGTCTGCACCGCTTTTGTCCAAAAGTTAGCGTCAAAAGTAGTTCCGAACGAAACACCTACTAGTCTGATGTGTTCAGATGTTCTCATCTCTCCCATTGGAGAAATTCCGACCAAGTGTTCGTTCGCATCTTCGATTTCGTAAACGCCGACCTTCAGGTTGCCTTCTTCGGATAATGCTCTAGGCAACGCTTCTACAATCGGGCAAAGGGCTGTTTGTAATCTAACATAACTTGTGTCTGTTGCATCGTTGTTTGTAACCCGCACTCTGAAATAAGATGCTACGGCTTGGGTCGTCCAACTTTGCCCACCCTTGCTGTAATAATAGTGGTACTCATCCGTGATGTCCCAATTTGTTCCGTCAGGGGATTGGTCTACATAAACTGTGCAGTTCTTATTCGTTTTTAAACTTACTTGAATTCCTGCAACCCCAAGTGTGCTTTCATTTGCCCCTGTGAAAGTATTTCCCGCCAAAATGTTATCCGTGGATGAGTTGACTACTGATGCCGTAACATTTTGTTGTATACCAACATTACCTGTTACTTCGCCTTTGATATCTATAATATTATAATTTTTTATAATAATAGTATCAAGAGCAAATGTCGTTGAAGAAAGAGGCCCAACAGGTGTAGCATTATGAACAACTGCCCTTGCCGTCATTACTGTATAAGGGTTTGGAAATTGTACAGTATGGGTAGCAACAAGGGTTAAAGGTTGTCCTGGTAGTCCGATATAATAATATATTTTCTGTGTATCGTTTGTAATTACATATTGAATCGTTTGGTCAGTAGTTAATCCATTAGGTAGAAAAATAGGAACGCTAATTCCTTCATTACCACCCGTATCAGTAGAAGATTGGCTTTCACAAAATACAACAGTATCATCTGTTCCACTAAAAGTGAACCTAATGAATTGGGATGAACCTGTTGCACTATCTCCAAATCCTATGCGGATATTTTGATTTGTTATTCTTTGTGAAATGCTCCCAATCCATATCCCTGAAATGGGTGGAAAATCAACATCTTTATAAATGGCAACTTTGGAATTGGCAGTTGTTCCTGAAATAAGATTCACAAGACTATTGGCAACTGTAATAGAAGTACCTGTTTCTGTCAAGGAAGTCCAATCAGCCGATAGTGAACTTCCTGAGAACGGGTCATAACTCGACCCCTCATCTGTTAGAATAGAACTACGAGCGACTAAGTTTCCTGCCTGGTCAACTCTAATTTGTACTTTTTCATCCAAAGCCAAATCGTCTAAATATATGGGATACCAATTTCCTGTTGATTTTCCTTTGATATCACTTTCGTGAATGAGACTCATTTTCCCCTCCCTAAATTACAATCCACATTCCAGCGGCATTGTCCATAATGAAGATACCATCATTTTGAGAAAGCGTTTGATTCGCTTCCCCATCAATCGTCTCTGCTCCATTTGGGTCAACTGTTACTATTCCCGTTCCGATATTTTTGATTCTCAATACTCTTCCCGACCCTGTTGCGGCGGGAAGGTCAACATCGAACGTTCCTGAAGTAGCAATAATGACTTCATCAGTTAGTACTACGCTGTAGGTAGATGATACGTTGGTTTTACCAAGATAACTTCCACCAATACCACTCCATCCCGAATAGCCACTCGTGCCGCTATAGGCAGAGAATCCTGATACACCTGAGTATCCCGATACACCTGAGTAAGCAGAAAATCCAGAGGCTCCGCTGTAGCCCGACACTCCGCTGTACGCAGAATAACCGCTTACCCCTGACCATGCAGAGTAACCTGATACGCCGCTGTAGCCGCTGATACCAAGTCCGCTCCAACCACTTCGGCCTGAGTAGCCCGACACACCGCTGTAGGCAGAGTAGCCCGACACACCTGACCACGCAGAAAATCCCGATACGCCGCTATAACCGCTTTCACCTGAGTAGGCCGAAAAACCCGATACGCCGCTGAAGCCTGACTTGCCGCTGTATCCCGATACTCCGCTGTACGCAGAGAATCCTGATACTCCGCTGTATCCGCTTTCGCCTGAGTAAGCCGAAAAACCTGATGTGCCGCTGTAGCCCGATACTCCTGACCAAGCAGAATAGCCTGACCAACCTGAATCGCCGCTGTAGCCTGATACGCCTGAGTACGCAGAGAAGCCTGATACGCCGCTGTATCCTGACCAGCCCGACTCGCCGCTGTAGCCTGACCATCCTGATTCACCGCTGTAGGCAGAGAAGCCGCTTACGCCTGAGTACGCAGAGAAGCCGCTTACGCCTGACCAACCCGAAATCCCGCTCCAACCGCTGTCAGACGAGTAGCCCGATAGACCTGAATATCCTGACCACCCACTAGGCCCAGAATATCCCGCCTGTGCATCAAAACCGCTGACTCCGCTCCAACCCGACCAACCGCTTAATCCTGAGAAAGCAACTGTGCCGTCAAGTCCCGACATCCCGCTGTAACCGCTGAATCCGCTGTCGGACGAAAATCCTGAGAAACCCGATTCGCCGCTGTAGCCTGATTCGCCGCTGTAGCCGCTAAATCCGCTGTCGGATGAAAAACCGCTGAAGCCTGATTTCCCTGACCAACCTGAAACTCCGTCCGGGCCGATGAAACCACGAGGGCCGCTGTAGCCCGATACGCCGCTGTAGCCTGAGTAGCCGCTGTAAGCAGAAAAACCTGACCGTCCCGACCACGCAGAAAAACCTGATATACCTGAGTAAGCAGAATAACCCGATACGCCTGACCACGCAGAGTAGCCGCTCACCCCTGACCAACCCGAAATCCCCGATTTGCCGCTGTAGCCGCTCAGACCTAGACCCGACACGCCGCTGTAGCCCGACAATCCCTGTTCGGTAAAGGTTACGATGAAATCGGTTGGGCGTTCCTCTATCTTGACGTTGATGAGTTCGCCTTCGACAAAATTTGTTCTAAGTACTGTTTCTGGCATTAGTGCGCCCTTGTGATATCAACGATTACGTTCAATTGCCCTATGCAAATCGTGTTGATTTTCCCTGCTACGTTCGCCTGAATGTCGTGCCAATAAACCACCGTATCCAAGTTCTGAGTGTCGGTATTTTCCAACTCGATATCGGTGATGCCGTGGGTTGGGTCGGTGTGAATTGTGATGGTCTTGCGGATGATGGCATCGGCATCCAAATCAGCCGCAGTTCTTTTGACGGTGTAGTAGATAATCCAAGTTGTGATGTCGATTGGTTGGTTGATAGAGTTCGTAAAAGTCAGTCTGTAGGTCTTGCTATCTCCCCGAACTAAGTCAACATTGTATCGGGCTGGGCGTCCCATAATTTTAAAATTTTAGTCGCCAAATCCTAAATTTACAAGATTGGTTGCTAATGCTGACAATCTATTGTTGAATGTATCCTGAGATGTGTTGTCATCCCAACCCTGTGCATTAAAATCAGTTTTAACAAATTGGTCGCCAACCCAATCGCTTGATATCATTAATCTTGCCAATTTTAATCTCTTGGCGTGATTTAATGTGCCAGGGTCTTCAGACGCTACTGCATTCGCAAACCATACGTAACTTGCGTAAACCTTTTCTCCAAAAATGTGTGGTAACATATTATTCCTCCTCTGTTATTTAGTGTTATACTTTAATATTCCGATGCCGAAATGGACTTCTGCTTCCGTGTTGATAAATTCTTCTGTTTCGTACTTTTCCTTTAACTCCTTCCACAGTTTTCCAATACCTTTACAATGTTCCCGATTTAGTGAAGGGTCGATATCGTGGAAAGCAATCAATCCCCCTTCACGAACGAGTGAGGAATACTTTTCAAAATCGCTTCTGACTATCCATTCATCATGCCCACCATCGATAAAGAGGAAGTCCACCTTTTCACCCTGTAACCGTTTCATCACTTCCTTTACAGTAGCATCTTTTGTGGAGTCTCTTTCGATGAAGGTTTTAATTTGGTTCTCTCCGTGTTCTTTATTAATTAAGAATTGCATCGCGTTATCCACACCCACGTAAAGAACATCTTCAGGTGCGAAGTTTAAAAATAAATTCATCGTACCGCCTTTTTCAACACCAATCTCCAAAATTCTTTTTGGCTGTAGGGATTTTACCCGTTCGCAGAGTCTTGCAATCTCATAGTAGTTCTGTGTGGCTTGGACATCTTCCAAACAGGCAGTTACTTTTTTAAGTGTGTCTTCAGAGTAGTCAATCGGCAGTTCCTTGATAGGAATATTCAAGCCGTTGATGTATTGCGGCTGTCTCATTCTGCTGATGTAATCCGCAGATACACGATTGCGGTCTTTCAAAGTCAACGGCCCCGCCAACGGAATATTCGTAATGTAATCGTCCAAGTTCACATCAGGGTGCGCCGTATATTTTCCCGTTGACAATTCCATATGCAAACATTGAACGTGAGTGTCGCAAATTACTTCGATTCCCGTCTTTGCCACCAAGTTGTAGAACCAAGTATCCTGACCCAAAGCCTTCACTCTATCATCACCCCAACACTTTTCAGGAACGATACAGAACAAGGGAATGTCCACGAATTTTGCTTTTATTTTTCTGATTACATCAAGAGGAATCAAACAGCAACCCAATCCGCACGAAGGAATATTTCTCCTCAATCCCGTGTTGGGAGTGGCATCGATGTAAGTCCACCTATGTTCCTCATCCAACTGACTTATCATCGGCCCTCCGAACTTCACGTAGTAAACACCTACGATGATTGCATCAGGATATTTTTGTGAGGTCTCAATCAGTCTGACTGCTCCGTGGGAAGGCAAGACAGTATCTTCTTCAATAAAGAGGGCATACTTGGCATTATCTTTCAATGCCTGTTCAATCAACCAATTATCGGCAACATCAACAGGGTTGCCGTCAATGGCGTGATATGAAACCGACATACTTGTAAAGTCCACCATCCTATTGATATGGGACTGCAATTGTTGTGCGGCTGTTTCACGAAAATCTCTACGGGGCTGAAGGATAGCAACATAAGGCGTACAGTACGATGCCTCAGAAAATCCTAACGCAATTTCGTGAATTTCATCCGTGATTTGTTTATTTGTTTTCATTTTTTACTCCTATCTTTATTTATTAGTATTTGTTCAAATAAGACGAAAGGCAAACTCCTTTAGGGAAAGGTTTGGCAGAGAGGGTGTGGATTTTTGTTCCTACTGCTGCTGCACTTCCTTTAATAAAATATATATCTCCATTTGAATCTAATATTCCCCCACTATACATATTACTAATTGTATATACTAAAGAATATGTTGATACCACTCCAGATGCAGATATTTTTTGCCCAACGGAAGTACGAAGAGGTATAAAGTGTATTTCTCCATTAGGTATTAGAACTCCTCCAACGTGTTTCCAAATATTATCCGTGTATATCAAAGAATAGGTTGAAACTATTCCCGATGTTGAAATTTTTTGTCCAACTGGTGTAAATGCAGGAACAAAATGTATATCGCCATTTTGAGAGAGAACCGCACCATAACTAAGAGCAGTTCCACCAGTATATACTAAAGAATATGTTGAGACCACTCCTAATACTGAAACTTTTTGACCCACAGAAGTCCCAACACCAGACGCGGCAAAATGACAATCACCATTCGTAGCAAGAACACCTCCAGAATAAGCACTCCCTGTAGTAAAAACTAAAGAATAAGTAGACACCACCCCCGCTACTGAAATTTTTTGCCCCACGGGAGCACTACGGGGAATCATATGTATATCTCCATTTGGGGTAAGAACCCCCCCGCCATAAGATTCTGAGGAAGTAAAAACCAAAGAATAAGTAGAAACGACTCCAGATGCAGAAATTTTTTGACCTACGGCAGCAGCATAAGGCATAAAATGTATATCCCCATTTAGAGCAAGTACCCCACCCATATAAGCACTAGTAAGTGTATAAACTAATGAATAAGTAGATATTACTCCTGCCGCAGAAATTTTTTGACCCACCGTTGCATTACGTGGAATATAATGAATATCCCCATTTGGAGATAATATTCCTCCCCAAAAACTAGCACCAGTATAAACCAAAGAATAAGTAGCAACAATATCCTGCGAAGAAAAATTTCCCGCACTCGCACAATCTCTGAGCAGTCTTAAAAATCTATCACTCGTTTCGGAAGTGATTGAACTGTTGTCGCCGCTTGGTAAGAATCCTTTGTTTAACATTTATGTTTCCTAATATTTATTCAGATATGAAGATGCACAGATAGCAAGAGAAAAGGGTTCTGCTGCACATACGTCTACTTTTTGACCTCTATTTGCTGAATAAGGCACAAAATATACATCTCCATTTGGGGTAAGAGTCCCGCATGTATAAGCATCTGTTACCGTATACACTAAAGAATAAGTAGATACTACCCCTGCCGAAGAAATTTTTTGTCCGACTGTTGCTCTACGAGGTGTAAAATGTATATCTCCATTTGGAGCGAGAATTCCTCCTTGATAAGCGGCTGCTGTTGTATACACTAAAGAATAAGTAGATACTACCCCTGCCGAAGAAATTTTTTGTCCGACTATTGCTGAAAAAGGTGCAAAATGTATGTCCCCATTTAGGTCAAGAACCCCTCCTGCATATCCTGGTGCTACTGTATACACCAAATAATAAGTAGATACTGTTCCTGCTGAAGAAATTTTTTCTCCTACTGCTGCTTTTAGAGATATAAAATGTATATCCCCATTAGGAGCGAGAACTGCTCCTACAAAACCCTCTGCTACCGTATACACTAAAGAATAAGTAGATACTACCCCTGCTGAAGAAATTTTTTCTCCTACAATTGCATAACACGGAACAAAATGTACATCACCATTCGGAGCAAGAATTCCTCCTGCAAACCCTGCCCATAATGCATATACTAAAGAATAAGTAGATACTGTTCCAGAAGCAGAAACTTTTTGTCCTACAGTTGCAGCGGATGTAATAAAATGTATATCCCCATTAGGAGCAAGTACTCCTCCTACATATGCATTAGATGTTGTGTATATTAAAGAATAGGTAGATACTATCCCTGCTAAAGAAATCTTTTGTCCTCTGTTCGCATAACACGGAACAAAATGTATATCTCCATTTGGAGCAAGAATTCCTCCTGTATAAGATTGAGTCCTTGTATACACTAAAGAATATGTCGAAACAATCTCTTTCGAAAATGTCGTACCCTTCTCCGCATAATTTCTTAAAGTTCTTAAAAATCTATCGCTCTCTCCAGATGCAATCGAACTATCGTTTGCGGTGGGAACATATTTGTTTATTAGGTTGCTCATTCTGTTAAAATTTATTCAGGAATGGTGAACAACATACTGCTCTTGAAAAGTTTTCTCCTGCCATCACATTTATTTTTTGTCCGACAGTACAAATTGCAGGAGAAGTATAAAGTGTTCCATCAGGACTAATTATCCCCCCATAATATGCATATGCATTGGTATAAATTAAAGAATAAGTTGATACTACCCCTGAAGCAGAGATTTTTTGACCAACAGGAGTGTTACTTGGGATAAAATGAATTTCTCCATTCGGTGTTAAATATCCCGATATATAAGCATATATATTTGTATATATTAAAGAATAAGTTGAAACCGTTCCACTAGAAGAAATCTTTTGTCCAACTGTTGCGGATGCGGGACAAAAATGTATATCTCCATTTAAAGTAAGAACCCCACTATAATATGCATTAGTAGTAGTATAAATCAAAGAATAAGTGCTTACTGCTCCTGCTGCCGAAACTTTTTGTCCTACGGTTGCATTAACGGGAACAAAATGTATATCCCCATTCAAAGCAAGAACCCCACCACTATATGCTGCACTTGCTGTTAATGTATATACTAAAGAATAAGTGGATACTGTTCCTGCTGATGAAACCTTTTGACCAACAATTGCTTTGCTGGGTACAAAATGAATACTACCATTAGGGTCAAGAATCCCGCCACTATGAAAAGAAATATTTGTTGTATATATCAAAGAATAAGTTGAAACGATTCCTGAAGCATTTATTTTTTGTCCTACTCCTGATAATGTTGGAACAAAATGTATATCACCATTTGGAGCAAGAACCCCACCCCAACTTGTACTTGCTGCTGTATAAACTAAAGAATAAGTTGAAACCGTTCCCGTTAAAGATATTTTTTGTCCTACTTTTGCTTTATATGGAATAAAATATACATCCCCATTAGGAGCAATAACTCCTCCAGCATATGCCTCTGAAAGCGTATACACCAACGCATATGTCGAAACAATCTGATTTGTGAACACCGTCCCCGAATCTACACTCTCCCGAAGCAAACGCAGAAACCTGTCGCTAGTCCCACTTGCAATAGAGGAATCATCGCACTTCGGAAGAAATCCACTTGTCAACTCGCTCATTCCTGTTCCTTAAATTAAAATCCAATTATTAGCAACGTAGCATTGTATCTGAATAGACTCCCATTGTCCAAGACTGATTGTTTCGTATCCATTAATTAAATCAGTCGAATCTGCATCTATCGTTGCGGTTCCCACCCCGATATTAGCGATATAGAACATGATACCGACAGTTGTTGCAGGAAGGGTAACTGTGAATGGTGTTGCCTTATTACAAATAACAGTTTGGTCTGTATTTAATATGGTATACGTATCTGTTGCATCGGTAATTACAAAAATATTTGAATAGATTCCTGAATATCCCGACACGCCTGAATATCCTGAATCGCCGCCAGGCAGACCTGAAGTTCCACTCCATCCTGTAAATCCTGAGTATCCTGAAAATCCTGAAACACCAGGACTTTCTCCTGACAGGCCGCTGTATCCCGATACACCTGAATAAGCCGAAAATCCTGACCTTCCGCTATAACCCGATACGCCTGAATATGCAGAATACCCGCTTACGCCTGAGTACGCAGAGAATCCTGACACGCCGCTGTAACCCGATATGCCTGAGTATGCAGAGAAACCCGATGTTCCGCTATATCCACTTCCGTAGAATGTGGTGATATTTCCCAAGTCGTCCATCACCTTCGTAAATTGTGAGATTATGTCTGCCATATCTTTATCCCCTTATAACATTCCGTAGAAACCAAGTTTGACATTTTTATTGTCGCCAACCTTGTTCTGAAGTTTGATTGCCCCCGATTCAAAATAGACATTGTAACTTGCCGCTGTATCTTTTGTAGAAGTCCAATCTCCGTCTACGGAAACAGCAATAAAGGTTGTTCCTTTCAAGCGCCATACTGCGCTCGTAGAGTCTGTTACGGAACAGGCTATCAACATTCCGAACCCTCCTGCCCATGTTACTGAATCTATTTCGTCCGTGTCGGAGTCGGCGTTGTTTATCAGGGTCGAAGAGAACGCACCTGTGTTTTGGATTTGTGCCTTAGAAACAGAACCAACCTGTGCATCTATTAGGTTTTTATCCCCACTACCTGTTCCAGTTTCCGTTACATTGATTTTTAGTGCTTCGTATCCTGCGGTTCCTGATTGGTTGATTTTTGGTCCAAGATACATCCATGCTTGTTGTGCGTCTGTATCTGTGAGTTCAACATTAGTATTAGATACAAAATCAAATGCATTATTTGCCGCTCTATCATTATTAATTTGAAAATGAATACCCCCATATCCTACTAAATCCAATGCCCCAGTTCCAGAATTTCTTCCAATAGAATAACCTGTATTTACAAATCGTATTGGCCCATCTAACAGAAGTATTCCAGCATTACTTACACTAAACTTGCTTGTATGTGTTCCCCCACCCGATGCCGCAGAGTTCGTCCCCGCATCTATCAATAATTGGCTTCCACTTCCTACTGCCTGTTCATAGCGGGAAATTAAAAAGTCTGTTGCTCCTGCTGTTCCCGATTGATTATAGTTGTAGAGTATTTTTACCCCTTGGAAGGTTGTTGATGTTTGAGTTAGTGCCAAATCAGCGTATGTGCCGACACGCACACCATCAAGTTGAAGTGTGCCACCAGCCCGTAAAAATATAGAACCTTCAGTTCGAGATAAAAGTGTTAAATCTTCATTCTGACTATCCAAGAGAAACCCATTCGGTGTATTGTGATACATTAAAATGGTATTCCTACCCGCCGCCGGAAAATTTATCACTCCGGCATTTGTAATACTTAACTTACTTGTATGAACTCCTGCTCCATCTCTCGTTCCCGTATCTAATAAATATTTGCTTCCTGAACCTGTTGCTGTTTCTAATACACTTATTTTTAGTGCGCTATAACTTGCGGTTCCTGATTGGTTGATATTGGGTTGAATATTAACCCAAGATTGTTCAGCATCCGTATCTGTAAGTTCTATATTATCGGCTGTCCCTATAAAATAAAATGCACTTCCTGATGCAAGGTCTCCATTTAATCTCAAAT